ATTAAACAAAAGAAAGGTAATATAACATACAGGAAACAATGTAAGGATTGTTTCAATAGTGGAGAAAAGAACAGGTACTATAATAAAGTTCAACAAAAGATAAAGTTTAGATTAGCTTATTGTTGCAGTTGTCAAGAATGGAAAATTAAATCTCAACATTTTGCGTTTGATGAAAGTAAATGTAACAGTTGTATTAAAAACGATTTAGAACCGATTGTAGAACCTGTAATCCAAATTGTAGAAGAACATACCATACAGGATCAAAGTCCTGAAATAACCACTAAAGAATCACAACCAGTACCATTACAGAAAATATGTGTTAAGTGTGGTGAAAGCAGAGATAAAACTACTGGTTTTTATTATAAAGGTGGCAACGTATGTAAAGAATGTACAAAAGAAAGAGAAAGAAAACACAGACATAAATACGAAAGAGAAAGGAATGAAATGTACGGCGGAAGTGAGCGAGTGAAAATGTTCCCTGGAGAATTTACAGATAATTTCCAGAAAGAACACGTACATAAAGTATTACAAGCAATAGGATGGAAATTCAATACAGAGAATAATATTTGGTACGATGACAAGATAAAGACAAAAGACGGAGTATTTATTAATGTAGTACCACCAATTGTTGAACCGAAGGTTAAAAAAGAATTTGGTTTAACATTTACAGATAAGATGGAAGAAATTAGATTTAATAATATTGATGATATAAATAAATTATATGATGACGGACACACATATAAAGAAATAGCGATACAATATAAAGTTTCAAGACCAACGATTACAAAATGGATAGACCAATATAGAAAATTAAATAATGAGAAAACCTAATCACGTTAAATTGGGGTATATGGATATACCAAAAGAATATGTCAATTTTGATGAAGAACAGAAATTACATTTTTGTAACATAATGATTGATAGGATGCTTATGATGATAGAAAATGAATTAAAATACGCACCCGAAATAAACAGGATACAATTTCTTGATTCTATTTTAGATTCAAGTTTAGAAACCAACGAACAATACGAAGCGTACGAGGTCTGTCAAGTTATATCCGACATGAAAAAACAACTTGCACTTGATACCTGAAATTGAACAATATGTAATTAAAAACTACAACGAACTGAAATCAATTTGTTTAAAGATAACAAAACATTCTGATTGGGCTGAAGACTTACTCAATGATGTATTATTACAACTATGGGAAAAAGATAATATTAAACTAAAGAATCTTGATAGTAACACAATTCATTATTATATTATAAGGTGTATCACCAATAACTGGTATAGTGAAACAAGTCCATTTTATAGGAAGGTTAGAAGGGAAAGTACATTATATTCGGATTTAAAGGACATTGCAGACACACCAGTGGAAGATAATGAATTGAACGAACATTTTGTTATGGATACATTAGAAGATGAATATGGGTCCTTAGGATGGTTTTCCAAGGATCTCTTATCACGCTATCTTATATTAGGCAGTTATAAGAAAGTAAGTCAACAGACAAGGATTCCTTTGAATAGTGTTCATACATATGTAAAGAAAGCTAAAGAAGAATTAAAAGTAAACGTATTTAAAAAATTGAAATAGTATGGGTTGTAATTGTGGTAAGAAAACAAGTATTAAAGCACCTGTCGTGGAAGTAACTCCACCAGTGATTGATGAATTACCTTATCCTGAAACCGATGAAGGAAAGTTAGCAAGAGAATTAGACGTACTCAACGCAGAGTACTTTAAACAATACGAAGAAGATAAAAACAAATAATATGGATAGTGAATTAAAAAAGAAGTTAGAAAGTAAAAAATCGGATGGTAAGAAGAAAAAAGGTTGCACAAGTTGTAAGAAGAAGAAAGAAGTAATAACATCATTACCTGAGATTGAAGAAATTGAAGTATTTTATATTCCAACAAGAGAAGATATTCAGTTGGCTTATGTTGAGTTAGGTAATCGTGTTGAAGATAAAAGTCAGTTTATTAATAAGGTTTATTCATCTTTATTTGGTGAAGATTTTAATTTTGGATGTAAATCTTGTGTAAACTCACAAGCAAGAAGATTAAAGAATTATATAATTGAAGTATTAAAAATAGAACTATAATGAGTACAAGTCAAAACAGAAGACAAAAAAGAGAGATGGAACGATTTAAAGCAATGTCCGCGGATAAACTGGTAAAGAAAATAAAGAAAATAATACCAAATATACCTAACAATCCAAATTATAAGAAACCAGAAATGACATACGATGAATTTATAAAACAAGTCCAAATAACACCTGAGATGTTAAAAGAATTGGAACAACACGATTTAAATAAAGCAAAGTCAGATAAAGAATTTACAGGATATGAGAAACCAACAATACTTAATGCAAAGATTAGAACTAAAATTAATAATGATTTTGAAGAAATAAAATAATAAAATATGGATAATGAATTAATACCTTATGAGGAACCCAAAGATGATTTAGAAAATTTTGATATTGAAAAGATGCCAGAACCTACAATTGAAAAATTAAAGTGGGGAAGAAAATCTACAGAGTACGCTTTTCAAAATAGAATGACTGAAGCAATGGAATTAGTTATATATAAGAATTTATCACAAAAAGAATTTAGAGTAACATATAGTAAATTATATAATGTATCTGAAATGACTGCTGATAAAATTTTTAGGAAAGTTAAACAAATTTTGACTGAACGTTATAAAGCAAACCAAGAAGAAATTATATCCCAACAACTTCAACGTTATATGGATTTATTGGAACGTGCAAGAGAAGATGGAAACAAACGTGTTGAAAGAGAAACACTTTGGGACCTATCACGTATTATGGGACTTGACCAAAGAAAGGTGGACATCACATCTAATGGTGAAAAATTAGATATAAAAATAAATTTAAGTAACGCAAGAGATTAATGCCTGAAGTAAACCTTACACCAAAACAAAGTACAGCGTGGGAATATCTAATGGATAAAACCACATCAACTGTATTATACGGTGGATCCGCAGGTGGTGGCAAGAGTATGTTAGCTGCGGTATGGTTAACAACAATGTGTTTACAATATGATGGTATAAGAACTTTATTAGGTCGTACAGTATTATCAACTTTAAAACAGACATCACTTAATACATTATTTGAAGTCTTCAACATGATGGGTTTAAAAACTGATAATCATTTCAATTATAACGCTCATAGTAATATCATTACATTTTTCAATAAGAGTGAAATTATATTAAAAGATTTAGAAACAAAACCATCTGATCCCAACTTTGATAGTTTAGCAGGATTAGAAATTACGTGTGCGGTGTTAGAAGAAGCTAGTCAAATAAGTTCAACAGCTTATAACATTGTACGTTCACGTCTTCGTTATAAACTAAATGAATATAATCTAATTGGAAAGATTTTAATGACAGCAAACCCTGGTCAGAATTGGTTAAAGAAAGAGTTTTATATTCGTTCTCTTAATGGAACTTTACCTGATGAATTAAAATTTATACCAGCGTTACCATTGGACAATCCACATCTGCCACAATCATATATTGAAATGTTACAAACCCTTCCACATCAACAACGTAGAAGACTTTTGGATGGGGACTGGGACTACTTAGATGACGATGATGCCTTATTCAATTTTGATTTAATTAGTAATTCACAATTTTTAATGTCACCAAATAGTACTAATAGAAAGTATATGTCTGTGGATGTATCAAGATTCGGATCTGATAGAAGTGTTATTATGATTTGGATTGGTTCTGTGGTGGTAGAATGTATTGTTTATAAAAAATTAGATACAGAACAATTAGTGTCAAATATAAAAGAATTAATGGATAAACACGGAATAGATAAAAGTTCTGTGGTAGTGGATAGTGATGGTGTTGGTGGAGGAGTTGCGGATGCTATTAAGGGAGTAAACTTTGTAAATAATTCTACACCACTTTTTAAACAAAACTTTGTTAATCTTAAAACTCAATGTTATTATAAGTTAAGCGATATGATTAAAGAAGGAAAGATTAGTATTAATATATTAGACCCTGTTATCTTTGACCAATTAACACAGGAATTACTTGCTGTTAAACTTAAAGATACAGATAAAGACAATAAGATAGCAATTCAAAGCAAGGATGAGATGAAGAAGATATTAGGGGTTTCTCCTGACTTATCTGATTGTCTTATGATGAAAATGTATTTTGAATTAAAGTCCGCTAAGAGCACGGGAAAATATGCTCTACAATTCACAAACTATGGTTAAATTTACAATCAACGAAAAGGACTATCAACTTCCTGAATTTATTAATGTTGATGATTATGTTAAGATTTACAAAATAAAAGATTTATTTAGTGATAGTTATTACGCCGCTAAATTAGTCAGTATCGTTACAGATGCTACCGTTGATGAATTATTGGATGCAGATTATGACCAAGTCCATTATTTGGCAGCTTATGTTTTAAATCTATTACCAAAGTCAACACCCAAATTTGAAGATAAATTTGAATTAGATGGTGTTAAATACGGATTTCTACCCAATTGGAAAGATTTAACTTACGCTGAATTTGTGGACATTGATACCATTGTTACACGAAAAGAAGATGAAATGTTAAATATGTTACACATATTAGCATCAGTTATGTATCGTCCAATAGTAAGTGAGATATCAGAACACGATTTTGAAATTGAAAAGTATGATGTTAAGACAATGGTTAAACGTTCTGAATTATTTAAAAAGAAATTAGATGTGAGGTACGTGCTTGGAGCACAACTTTTTTTTTCACAATTAGAAAGGAAATTTTCAGCCTATTCCCAACTATCTTTGATACCGACTCAGAACCTATGGGGGAAGATGAAACTGATATGGAAGATGAGAAAGGTTATAATGAAAGTACTTTTCAAGAATCGTTCGGTTGGTACATTGTCACAAACAGAATTGCTGGAAATGATTTTAGCAAACACGACTACGTTTACCAAAAAACAGTAAATGAGGTACTCAATCAGTTATCTTATTTAATTTCTTACGATAAAGAACAAGAAAGATTACAAAAAGAGGCACAAAGGGGATTTTAAAATAACGTTTTCAAATTTTTTATATTTATAGGTAAGATGGCTTTAAACTACAAACAGATTTTAACGGATTTATCATCCATTTTCTACCATCATGAACAAATACGTTCTTTTGGTTTTGGTGATTTAACTCAAATTACCAACGATATTAATACGAAGCAAGAGCCTGAGTACATCCGAGCCTATGTAGTTCCTGGTACATCTACCTTTAATCAATACCATATTCATTATAACTTTGCTATTATCATAGCGGATAAGATTGAAGATGATATGTCAAACCAAAAGGATGTGATGTCTGATACTTTGGAAATTACCAAA